GCGTTTGTATCTGTTAATGTTAGAGTTACTTGTGCACTTGCGAATGTAACATCAGCTGAACCTGTGATAGCCTCTTCAATGGCTGTTCCTAAGTTGGTGTTAGTTGTAACACCCCAAGTACCTGATTGTTCGCCAGTACCAATTAACTCAAATTTTAAATCTGAATATGTACTTGCCATTTTATTTACCTCTTATTTATGATGATTTACCGCTTGCAGGTACACTTGTTACGTGAACGGCTATATGTTTCTTTCCGTCCCACGCGGCACCACAATCAGAGCAGGTTCCTGAATTATATTCTTCGGCATCAACTTCCATGCCACAATTTGCACATTCTAAATGTGTTTCGTATTTATTTGTAATTATACCATTAATTTCTTTTGCTTCTACTAACATATTAATTCCTTTATGCCGCTATCTGTGTCCAGTTTGGCGTCTGTGTTGTATCAATTTCACCCCAAACTAAAGTAAATGTTTGTGTTTGCCCAGTACCCTGAACCCCTGTTACATTGACACTTGCTTTTGCTATTATAGCAATTGTGCCTAATTGTCCTGTTCCTGCATTTCCTGTTACATTAACATCTGCTTTTGCTTCTACAGTCTCTTCACCAAGCTGTGTAGTACCACTTACTCCAATTACATCTACAACTTCGTTTTCATAGACTATAACAGTGCCTATATTTCCTACGCCCGATATTGTAGTTACAGTTACAGTAGCTTTTGCAGTTGTAGTTACTGTTCCTATATTTCCAGTAGATGAATTGCCTGTTACATTAACATCTGCTTTTGCTTCTACAGTCTCTTCACCAAGCTGTGTAGTTCCAGAAACTCCTGTAATACTTAATATTTGAGCTGTGCTTAATGTAACATCGCCTAAAGCAGTATTACCACTATTTCCTACTACGTCTGTATTAGCGTCAGCATTTACAGTCTCTTCACCTAAAGCTGTGGTGCCTTGTACTCCTGTTGCATTAACTACTTCGTTTTCATAGACCTCTACTGTACCTACGTTACCAGTAGCTTCTACACCTGTCAGTGCGTAACCAACTTCTATAACTACATTGCCATCAGTTCCAGTAGCGCTTACTCCAGTAACATCTACATTAGCTTTTGCATTAATAGCTACATCGCCAACTTGTCCAGTGCCTGAAACAGTTGTTACAAACTCAGTATGTCCGGTTCTTATTTCTAGAGTACCAGTCTGTCCTGTTCCTGCATTCCCCGTTACATTGACATCTGCTTTTGCTTCTACAGTCTCTTCGCCCAACTGCATAGTACCTGAAACACCCGTTGCATTAACAACTTCGTTTTCATAGACTATAACAGTGCCAGTTTCACCAGTAGAACTTACTCCTGTAACAAACTCAGTATGTCCTAGGCTTAATGTTTCTTCACCAAGAGCCGTTGTACCAGCATTACCTGTAACAGTAATTGCTGCATCTAAATTAAAGTCTACAGTACCTGTTTGTGTGGTCCCTTCAACACCCGCAGGCTGAATAATAGTTGTATCAGCACCCCAACCACCTTCACTCCAAGGACCTGCACCCCAACCAAAATAACCTAGATTTATATCTAAATTACCTGTTTGACCTGTAGCATTAATCCCTGTAACAAGAGCATTTACACCTCCGCTAGCTTGTTCTTCACCTAATTGAGAAGTACCAACTAAACCTGTAATATCTATTACATTATTAGTAATAAGCGATTCATCGCCTACACTACCTGTAGAAATATTACCAGACGGACTAACAGTAGCTTTTGCTATTGTAGTTAAATTACCGACGTCACCTGTGCTACTTACACCTGTTACACTAAATGCAACAGATTCTTCTACAATAGCTGATCCAAGTTGAGTAGTACCTGAAACACCGGTTAGTGTAACAACAGCTTTTGCTGAAACTGTCTCGTCACCTACGCTTCCAGTGGCTTGTACTCCATCTACATTGACGATTAATAATTCAACGCCAAAGCTACCAACGGACCAAGGGGCCTCACCATAACCTGAATATAATGTAGATGAAGCCACTAGTAGCTCCTATTAAGCTATACGAATAATAGCATTAGAAGCATCAAACGCAGGGAATACGACTGTAAAGTCACCAGCTGTTGAAGTCTTATCTCCACCAAATGCTAATACAGCAACTGCAGTATCTGAGTTAGTGCTGTTATAAATTAAAGCACCGTTTGCAGTAATAGTAGCAGCAGACCATGTTGTATTATCAAAGTCCAAAATTGCTGTAGTACTAGAAGCTTGAGGAACTTGGCTGATTGAAAGTGTATTACCACCTGCTGAATAGCCTGTACCTGATACTTCGTTTGTTACTGAGTATGCTGTTGTTGTTGCATCTAATGTTGCTGATGATGTGAACAACGCAATCTTAAATGTATCTGCTGTGTTAGCAGAACGAGCTACGTTAGTTGTGTTAAAGTTGTGACCGCCGCTAAGCAATTCAACTTTAAACGACGTACACATTGCTTGAGAAATTGCCATTTTAAATCTCCAAAATTTTAATTAAATCTGAATGCCCTGCTTGACGCAGTTTATTCGCTAAAGTTGTGCGGTCTGATGTCACCGCTTGTTTTAAGTACTTCACTAGTATTTGTCTAATGTAGCCCTTAAAAGCTTGTGCTTGATCCCTAATAAGGGGGTTTGCATCTTTACTGACGTACATAATTTTATCTAATGCCATGTCGGCTAATTCCTCAGGAGTATGTCCTCTACCTGATGTTGTATGTACCTCAAAATCTATATTACCTAAGTTTAAAGCTTGTGTATCCATTGTGTTCCTTTCTATTCTACTTTATAGCGAACTTGTCCGCTTCGATAAGCATCGCTCCTATTTTTACCTTCACCTAATGCTTTAATTAGTATCATTGCATCGTCATATCTTTTTTGATACATAATTATAACATCTTGTTCTTCTTTCATATATGTAGCTGCTTCCAGCAGTGTACCATAAAGTAACGCACTATCGAAATTATCACTGAGCCAAGTATTACCAGCAGTGACAATAGACTCAGGGTAGTAATAATAATGAAGCTCGGTATTATAATTAGCATCTGGAGTAGGGCCAAGCAGCATTGATGTATCGCTGAATATTGCATAATATTGTGGTTGTCCATAAAAATTTGAATCCGTATCAGGAAATGATTCTCTAATAAAGTTCACATCCTTGTTTAAAAGATATGTATATTCATTGTCACTATTAATCACCGCAAAGCTAAATGTAGATAGCCAATCACTAGGCAATGTCATATATTTAACTCCAGAAGACATATTACCTGTTACATTCTTACGTAAGTCTGGCAACTGCACAGTGTTATATATGCGCTGCTCCGCTTGCTGTATAAATGTATTTATATCAGCTGTACTAAACTGGTTCTCTGTATAGCTTTGTACTTCAGCAACTAATGATGTGTAATTCATTCCTTATCCTTATGCCATTGGGCCACGTGCTTTAGTACCTTTTGTCGCTGCACCATTACCACGTGTTACTACACCTTCTGTTTTTACATCCTTTTCAGGATAGCCACAGCAAGATAAATCTTGTGTATATGTTTCTGGCTGCTTGTATGTTACTTTAGCACCTTTTCTATCTTTGTTCATATTATACTCCTAAGTTATTGTTACAGTAACCGTACCTACTCCACCGGTTGCTTCCAAATCATCCTCTAATCCTGATAATTTCAAAGGATTATTTAATCCTACAGGGTCCCAGCCCCATTGAATTTGTCTACTACTATACTCCCCTGCAGGAATAAAGCTTAAATCAGGTCTCGGATCACGTACTGCTTGTGGATCTTCTACAGGGTACATGCCTTGCATATTTTGTGGGTGGTCTGGTTCCCAACATTCTTTGCAAACTTTAATCTCAGTATTAGTTGTTCTTATTGTTAAAGTTTTTAATTGTGATAGTTTATACTGAAACCCACATCGATCACAATCGGCTATTGCTTTTTTGCCTGAAGTAAATTTACTAGCCATTATCTAACCACCTGTGTTCTCTTTCCTTTTAAAGAAAGTTTTAATACTTTTAACCACAACTTCATATATTTTTTATGTTTATGTTTTAAAGCAGCGACGTATAGCTTTTTTATTAATTTTTTCATAAATATTGAGGACGAGGTACTAATCTATAGTCTGCTTTTTCTCTATCCTCAGTAGAAGCTAAGTTCCACTGCTCTTCATACTCTTGTTTTAAAAACTGAATTCTATCCATTGCTCCAGGTAATTTTAGGCTTAAATAATAAGCAAGTCCTGCAACCATACAAGGTAAAAATCTAAACGGTATATCTTGCGTAGTTACTCCAGTGCCTGCATCTTGTATACGTCTTAGTCTCCAATACTTAAATGTATAAGTATTATCTTGGTTTGGAGTAGGCCATACATTAATTGTAGGCTGCGACGCTTGTCTGTTTATCCAAACTTGTATTGGTCTACCTGTTGCATTCTTAGCTGGTATTGCAATGTATGTATCTGCTGATATCCTTGATATCGTAATATCTTGTTGGTTCTGTCCTGTACCTGTTCTAATCACATGATCTAATAAATCAATCGTATCAGTTGGTAAATTATAAGTTGCAGTGCCGTTTGTTAAAGCTATAGACCCCTCTTCTATTGTCCATAAGTTGATACCTCTGTTTGCCCATTCTATCGTTAGAAGATTTAAACTACGACGTGCAGTTCTAAGATCATATCCTGTACGAAGTTCGGCACCGCATCGTTCAAATGCTTCTTCAACCAGATTATTTAAATCTAAATTAAATGTTGCTGTTCCTGAAGTTGCCATAATTTATCCTATTTCTTTTTCATTTTCATAGACTGTTTTAGTCTACGTACGCCTGATGAAGAGACTGAACCTCCATCCTGCATTTTTCTTTTTAGCGGTGCTACTCTTCTTGGTTTACCCGCTGGCTGACCAAGACTTTTCTTTTGTGCTATACGAGACTTTTTCTCAGCTGATGTCATTTCACCCGAAGTTTTGGGGGTCTCGGTTGACACTCGTTTGCTAGGTCGGCAATACGGAGTACCTCGCGATTCCCCTTTCTGTCTACCGCACGGTTTGCCGGTCCTAACATCTTTCCAATCTTCTTTAAACCAGCGTTTAAGTG